CGCCGATCCTACCCCTACAGAGCACACGATCGTATTCAAATCCCTGGCCCCATCCACCCGATCCAGTACGATGTGGCCCTCTGCGACATGCTGAAAGAGGGATATAGCGAGGATCGGGCCACCATCAGGGGGGTCCTCGAACACTGGATCTTCGGCCCCGCATAACACCTACTATATAATACCTACGTTTTTACAAATTTATAAATTCTTCAACTTATAAGTGCTTAGAGCGCCCAGACATACGTATAGCCAAATCGGAGGCTCACGTATGTCTAGACTAGCAAAACTCCTGATCGCGGTCATCGACGCCATCCGCGCATTTTTCTCCCGCGCATCGCCACCCGATCCTCTCGCGCCCCCGAGCACCTCGCCGGCGCCGCACCCGGGCCGCGTCCGATCTCTCCAGCCGTCCGCTCCTTTATCCTCGACGGCCACACCAAGGAGATCCAGGCATCGCTTGTCGAGCAGATCGAGCAGTACGAGGCCGCCGGCGCAACCTCATTCACTCTCCAGTACCCGGGCGGGTATTACGTGATCCGCAATGGGCAGGTCGTCGGGTCAGGGAGGGCGTATGATTGAGGCACTCCCCCTCGATCTCCTCTACCCCGTCGCCGCGATCGCCGGGACCGCGATCCTCTCTGCCCTCGCCGGCCGGGCATGGGGTCGCCGGACCATCGCGGCCGCACACGCGACCCGTGCAGCCGTCGACGTCATCTGCGACGCGATCGAGGACGGCACCATCACCGAGGACGAGGTCCGGGCGATCGTCGCCGCCGGGAACAACTGGCTCGCAGCAGTTGGTCTGGAGACTGGCAAATGAGCAATCTGGCCGCCGTGGCGCAACAGGTAGCGCACTCCCCCTGTAAGGGAGCGGTTGCGGGTTCGACCCCCGCCGACGGCTTTTTTGAGGTGACCATATGAGCAGTGCCGCAGCCGCCGCCCCGCAGGACCTCCAGCAGTATTCCGACGCACTGCAGGTCGCCCTCGACACCTACGATCTGCTTGTCGAGCGNCTNGCNGTCCTGGGAGGACCAGCTCAGNGAGCNGGGGTGGCAGCGGATCGGCGGCAACACCCGAGACTTCTCCCGCGAGGGGCTCCGTAACATCTCCAGGATGGTCCGGATATACTGGCTCAAAAACCCGCTCATCAGGCGAGCCGTGGCCGTCCAGAACCTCTATGTTTGGGGGCAGGGCGTCACGCTGCGGGCCGTGCACCCGACCGTCGACGCCGTCGTGCAGAAGGTCCTCAAGGACCCGACCAACCGGACCGTCTTTGGCGACGTCGAAGCCTGGATGCGGCTGGAGACCGGCCTCCAGCTCTTCGCTAACCTCTTCTTTGTGTTCTTCGTCAACCCGAGCACCGGCCACGTCAAGGTCCGTACGATCCCGTTCGACGAGATCGAGGCGGTCATCTCAAACCCCGAGGACGCCCAGGACCCCTGGTATTATCTCCGCACCTGGACTGTGACGACCGTCAACCCCTCAACCGGGTTCCCGATCGTCGAGCCGAAAAAAGCCTACTACCCCGACCTGGCGGTACAACCCTCGCGGCGGTCATCCAGCATACATCGCTGGCATCCCGGTCCGGGCGGATACCCCGATCTACCATGTCACCGTCAACCGGCTCGACGACATGCAGTTTGGCGTCTCGGAACTCTACGCGGCCTGTGATTGGGCAAACGCTTACAAAGTATTCCTCGAAAAATGGGTCACGATCACCGACGCTCTCTCGAAATTCGCAATGCAGCTCACCGGCGCAAACAAGCGGGTCGCAACCGCCGCCGTCTCAAAACTCCAGGAGATGATCCCCCGGCTGCAGCAGGGGCTCGCCGAGGCCCGGGCACAGGGCGGCGGCACGATCGGTGGAACGTTTGTGACGACACCCGGGACGAAGCTCGAGCCGATCAAGACCTCCGGCATCACGACCAGTATGGACGACGCCCGCCGGCTGATGCTGATGGTCTGCAGCGCGACCGGCATCAACGAACCCTACCTCACCGGCGACCCCTCCACCGGCAACCTCGCGACCGCGAAGTCCATGGAGCGCCCGATGGAGCTCCAGTTTACCGCTCGGCAAAGCCTCTGGTCGTCGATCCTCGGCAACATCCTCGACTATATCATCGACCAGGCCGCGATGATGCCGTCCGGGCCGCTGCATGCGGGAGCGACAGTCGAGATCGACGATGACGGCGACCGGCTCGTGACGCTCGGCACCGACCCGGAGACGGGGGGAGCCGATGAACCGGACGGTCGAGGTCAAGTTCCCGTCGATCCTCAAACGCGATCTCACCGAGCAGGTCGATGCTATCGTCCACGCCGGCACGCTCAAGGGCGCCGCAGCGGCAGGCACGATCCCGATCAAGCACCTGACCCGGATGCTCCTCGACGTCCTCGGAGAAGAACACGCCGCCGACCTCGTCGAGGAGTGTTCCCGGAGGGCGAAGACTCGCAGCCGGATGACAGCGAGGCGGCGCTCGCCCGAGCCATCGGGAAACTGGAGGCGTATCTCGTGGAGGCTGAGGCGTGAGATCAGGGCGCACCACATGGCGATCCCCCGCGACCCCCTCCTCTCAGGATATCGCGATCCTCAAGAGGACTACGAATACCGGCGACAGTGCCGGAAGTACGGGAAGTATGACGCGCCGATGCATTCCCGCCCCAACGCGAACCGGGAGATCGTCGGAGGGATCCTCCTCGCAGTGATCGTAATGATACTAACGGCACGGGTGGGCTGCCATGACGCTCGGCGAAGCCATCGCCCGGATGATCGCCGCCGCCAAGGTGTACCAGCGGGACCGCGCCCTACGTCCGGTTGAGCGCGCCCTCGCAACGGAGATGCGCACGGCGTTCCGGGCGCACCGGGCCGTCTTTATGCAGGAGTTCGAGCGGCTCGGCCCGGGGATCCTCGGCGAGGCCTCTNCCCTCCCTGCGATCGAGGGGGCACTCGAAGCAGCTTACCAGGCGACGCTCGCCGACTTCCTCGCCCGATCGAGGAGGCTGCCGGGGCCGCGCTCGCCGCCGCCGCGAAGCACCGGGTGGCGGAGTTCGGGTCGGCTTTGCGTTTGACCTCAAAACCCCCGAGCGATCGCTGCCATCAAAGCACAGGCGGTCGCGTCCGTCGAGGAGATCGACGCGACAACCCGGGACGACCTCACCCGTATCCTGACGCAGGGGATGGAGGAGGGCTACAACTACCAGCAGGTAGCCCGGGCGATCGCGGCGAAGTACGANGAGTATGCNNTCCCGGTCACCCGGCCNCGCCACATCCGCAACCGGGCGGAACTNATCGCNGTCACTGAAGCGGCCGAGGCGTACGAGACCGGNAACCGCCTNGTCATCGACGAGATGACGGCCGTCGGCCTGGNGATGGAGATGTCCTGGTCGACGGTAGGTGACGNGAGAGTCTCCGANGGCTGTATCGCCAACGCGGCCGTCGGCTGGATCCCGGTCGACCCAGCTGTTCCCGTCCGGCCACCAGCACCCACCCCGGTTCCCCGGGTGTCGGTGCGCCACCCTGTACAGGAGGAGGCCGACAACATGACCGGAGAGATGGAGAGTGTGACAGACAGCATGAANGNGTTNGNAGCGGACATCGTCCCGCTCATNGANGCAAAGNCNGACNNCAANGGCACGATCCCCATCAAGATCATCGACCCNGGGTGGGGCTCATCGGGCTACTACTCCCGCGAGGTCCTGCAGCAGGCGGTCAACGCCCGAGTCTACGCGGCCGGGACCCAGATGTTTTGGAACCACCCGAGCAAAGCCGACGAAAGGACCGGCCGGAACGCGACCTCCGCGACCTCGCCGGGGTCCTGACCGAGGACGCCCGGTGGGACGAGCACGGGCCAAAAGGCCCCGGAGTCTATGCCCGGGCGAAGGTGTTTTCCCCCTACCGCGACGCCGTAGCCGAGATGGGGCCGTACATCGGGCTCTCCCACTACGTGTGGGGCGAGTCGAAAACCGGCGAGGCGGAGGGGAAGAAGGGTGACATCATCACCCGGATTGTCGCCGCCCGCTCGGTCGATTTCGTGACCGTGCCCGGCAGGGGCGGGGCGATCGCGGAGGCGTTCCGGGCTGCCCGGCCCCAAGAACCGACAGATGAACAAAAAACAGCAGGAGACAGCAGCATGGTAGGAACTACCTCTACACCGAAACTCACGCTCGAATCGCTCCGCAAAGAGCACCCCGAAATTATCGAGGCGCTCCGGACGGAGATCGAGAACAGCGCCGCCATGAAGGAGGCGCAGGCACAGCAGGAGAAGAAACTCGCCGAGACCGAGAAGGCCCTCGAAGAGGCGAAGGCGGAGAACGCCCGGCTCAAGGAGGCACTGCTCCTCGTCGAGGCGCGGACGTTCGTCGAGGCGAAGGTCAAGGCGTCAACGCTGCCGGAGATCTCGAAGACGCGGGTTGCCGAGGCGCTCGCGAAGGACCCGGTCGTCAAGGACGGCAAGATCGACGAGACGGCCTACGCCGCGAAGATCGAGGCCGCCATCAAGAGCGAGGCCGAGTATCTCGCGAATCTCGGCGCCCGTAAGGTCTCCGGGATGGGTGGCAGCGCCGCGCCGGAGAAGACACTCGAAGAGACCGACAAGGAACTCGTCGCCGGGTTCATGAAACTCGGCATGTCCGAGGCGGAGGCGAAGCCGCCGCCCGGGGGAGATGAACATGGCAACGAACATCGTCCGGAAACCCGGACAGCAGATTGAGATCGTCC